TTACGCGGTCAGGGCCCTCTTCGCGTTTCTGGGAGAAATATGGGAGACGACCTTGGCGGCCGTCCCTATTCGCCACCGCGCGAGCTCCCGGTCGAGCAGCGGGATGGGAGAGCTCGGCCACCGCTTGAAGCGCTCGCCGATCGCGTTCTCCCACAGAGCCGCGAGTAACTCGGCGAGCTCGACGCGCATGCGCTCGGTGATGTGGCCGTACCGCCCGGGCATGCTCAGGTCCTCGTGACCCATCCTCTCGGTCTTGAGAGCCCGCTTGATGTTGCCGTCATCAAGCCAGGTCTGGTGACTGTGGCGCAAACCGTGCGGTGTCAGGTCGGCGCGGATCGGCCGCCAGCTCATCAGGTGCGGCTGCTCGGCCTCGGGCCACGCCGCGAAGTTCGGCCGGCCACGGGTCCGCGGCGGCTCGAAGTCCTCGCCCTTCACCGCGTACGGCCAGGCGTGCGTGAGCGGCTGCCCGGGCCACCCGCCGCCATCGGCCACCGGCCGGCGGGCTCCTCGAGGCAGCGGGCCGACGATGTAGCGGGCGACGTCGACCAGGACCGGCCGCTCCGGCCGGATGCGCCCGCCGTCCTTCCGCTTCTGGAAGACCCCGCTCGCGGCGGGCCCCATGATCTGGGCCATCGTCCCCCGCTGGTAGTGCGCGCCATCCGGCGTGAGGAACAGGTACTTCCTGCGGCCGCCCTCGCACCAGTCGGGCTCTACCGCGCCGATGCGCCCCGGGTCCTCGGGCCGCCGGCACCCGCAGTGTCGGGCCTCGGCGGCCTGGTCCTGCAGCATGCGCAGCAGCCAGTCCGGGAGGTCGATCACCCGGAGGCTGCCGTCCTTGGGGTACCCGAGGTAGAAACCTCGCGTGGCCTGGTAGAGCTTGGTGTCGATGTCGAGCATGCCGTCGACTGTCAGCTGTTCGGGGGACAGCGCCGTGATCTCTGACCAGCGTCCGCCGGTCCACGCCTTCGTGACCAGCTTGAGGAACAGGTCGTCGTCGCGGGCGAGAAGTGCAGCCCGCTCGGCGATCAGCACGACCTCTTCCGGCGAGGCCCAGACCTTCGCGGCCTGCTGGTACTGCGCGATCCGCCGCAGGCCCTTGCGGCCCTTGCCGCGCGGTTTCACCGTCGGGTCCTTGTCGATGTACTTCGGGATCGCGTCGCTGAGCGCGTTGCCGAGCAGGCGTCGGGCGTCCTTCGCGGTCCGAGGGGCGTAGCCGGCCCGGATCATGCCGCGCTCCCAGGCCTCGACATCACGGAGCTCGATCTCGTCCACCCAGGTGTGTTCCCACCGGGGGATGACGTGGCTCTCCATGATGCTGAGGTAGGTCTCCCACGTGCTGTGTTCGAGGTCGAGTCCGCTGAACCAGGTAGCCGCGTAGGGCCCGAACTTGATCCTGTCCTTCTCCTTGTAGAGACCCAGCCGGATCAGGGTTTCCTTGTCCTCGCCGTACTGCTTCGCCTCGGGTTCGGTCTCGAAGTGCTCGCCGGTCTCAAGGTTGAACGTGGTGCCGGTGCTGTAGGTACCGTCAGCGAGCTTCCATCGCACACGCCAGCGTTTCCCGCGCTGTTCTGTGTACGCCATAGCCCTCCCTCCTCATCTCTCTTTCGGTGCGGAGTACCACTTCATGCGCTCCAGGCCCGTCACCGTGATCTGGTCGATCAGGCGCTGGGTAATGAGCTTTCGGGGGACAGGAACGTGAAGGCCAGCGGAGGTGAGGGTGTAGAACACCTCGTCGACCCCGATGTCCTCTCGGCTCAGCACTAGCCCGCCGAAGGGTTTGTCTGCCGGGAACTCACGCGCTTCCATGGCGTTCTGCGCTGGCCCGCCGATGACGTTAAAGCGAGCGGCGAGACGCTCGTCGATCTCCTCGCCGTTCACAAGCCACGTGGAGCAGCATGGCCGGTCGATGACGATAGGGAGGCCATTCCTCAGGAGAGTCGGGGCGACTGGCTCGAAAATCATGCGACGACGGCGGCGGCTTGAATCCATGCCGGACTTCCCTTGGTTGGTCCGTACGTACCTACAACGCGCCCCACTCGCGTCCGCGTATTCCAACACCATTTGGGCGATTCGTCACGTAGTGACCCCCCTTTGGAACGGGACACAAAAGGGGTGATTGGGACATTCGGTTACACAGATGTCACCAAAGGGTCAGTAGTGACTAATGATCTCCATGGTGGTGATGGCGCTGGTCAAGGTCTCGCGCCATCTGCTCGGCCCATCGGCGGACAGTTTCCTTGTCCTCCTCTGGGAGTCCTGCCGGAACCATGAAGGTGACTTGCGTCTCGCCCGACCCGCGTGTCTCGACGGTCGGCTTCGCGATCTCGGCCAGGATCTCCGCAGCGTCTCCCCGGTCGACTCCATGCAGGTCGTTAGGCGTCAATCCGAGGACGTCGGCCATGTGGGCCAAGATCATTGCCGACGGAGAAAACTCGTTGGGCTCGGCGTCCCGACCGACGGTCTTGTAGCCACGCTCAGTGTTGCCCCAGGTGGCCTCGCCCACCCCGGCGCGCTTCGCCGCCTCGGCTACGGATAGCCGGGGCTTGACGCTCAGACGCACGCGCCGGATGAGGGCGCCTTCCGGAGTAGGAGACGGCAGGTCCCTCGCCATGGTTGCCCCGTCGCTCCTCGCGATGAAGAAAAGTACAGCTAAGTGTAGCTAAGTGCAGTGCTCAGCGTGGCCGACCTTGGCGTACATAGGCAAGTGATCAGAGGGTTGGAGATCATAGAGAAGAAGAGGATAGATCTATGACTAGACAGATCCTTTTCTCTCCTTTACTTTTCTTCCCATGACAGCAACTCAGCCCACGCGAGCAACGCTCCACAAGCACGGGGAGCTGAAGCGACGTCGCGTCCTCGCCGGCCTCGACCAGGAGGAGATGGCCAAGCGGGCTCGCATCAGCTGGCCCTACTTGTCCTTGCTCGAATCGGGCAAGCGCTCGCCGAGCGTCAAGGTGCTGCACCGGCTCGCCGCAGCACTGGACTGCCCGGTTGAGGACCTCCTGGCATGAGCACCGCGGCGGCCGAGGAGGCAGTGGTACCGCGCGTCTACACGAACGAAGAAGCGGCGCGGCTCATCGACCCTGACCTCAAGGTCGTCCGCCCCTCTACCCTCGCCCGCCTCGCCCGGCTCGGCTTGGTCGACCACACCCGCAACGGCCGCAAGGTCGGCTGGACAGTGCCTCAGATCGCCGGCGCGGTTGCCTACCTGGCGACCGAGCGCGGCGGGTCACCGGCCCCGACCGCCGCGACGCGTACCCGCGAAGTTCCCCCGCCGCCCAAGAAACGCGGCGATCTCGTCTCCCTGACATCTAGGCCTGGCCGCCGCTACGGCGAGACCTACAGCTGAACGGAGCACCATGACCACCCCTGACCCTGAACCGATCATGACCCCCGGCCACGTGCTGCGGGACGCCGTCACCCTGATCGAGCTGAAGGGCTACAACAAGGACCTGCCGCGCGGCTTCCGGCCGGACAAGGGCCTCACCGTCGTCGGCGCGGTCCGCCTGGCCGCCGGCCAGAACGCGATCGGCGACGAGCCGCACAACGAGCTGGCGATGTCCGCGCTGCGGTGCCTGGCCATGGGCCTGCGCTACGTCAGCCGCGACTTCTGGGACGACAACAACAACGGCATGCTCCCGGCCGACTTCGTCCCCCACATCGCGAACTGGTCTCGCGGTCTGACGCCGGAGCACGTGGCCGAGGCGCTGAACCTGGCCGCCCGGCACGACGACGAGCGCCGTGCCCGCGAGGACGCGATGCTCGCCAAGGAGATCAAGCACCTGGACTCCATGTCGCTGGAGGACCTCCGGGCCGAGCTCGCCGGGTCCGCGCCGCGCCCCAACGACACCGAGTGGGACATCCGCTACCGCGAGGTCCTGACGGCCAAGCTCGCCGAGCGGGAACGCTCCCAGGACCCGGCATGACCGGCATCCCCTCGGCTCAGGAAGTCCCGGTCGACCTGTCCGACGGGCAGCCCGTCGACGGCCTGCCGCCGGGCGCGGACGGCGATCGTTTCTACTCGATCGACTTCCCGGTCGGCGAGACGGCCACGGGCCACGGGCCGCGTGCTGATCCGGATCGGCGGCGAGGTCGACCCGGTGCTCATCATGATCGACCACCCGGTGCTCAAGAAGTGGTTCCTCGCGCCGCGCGAGGTCGCCTGGGCGATGTTCGCCGGTCTGTCCGACGGCCTCATGACCGAGGCCGACGCCGTGCCCGACTGGGCCGTCCGGACCGTGATCCCCCGGGACGCCAGCGGCCACCCCTACCCGGGCATGCCCCCGCTCCCGCTCTGACCCCCGACATGACGAGGTCCCTCGGCGGTGCGCGCCGAGGGACCCGACAAGCCCTCAAGGACTACAGAAGATGATGATCAAGCGTAGCGGGCGGCCCAGACAGGCCAGGCCCTGCACGACGGTCGACAGATCGTCGACCTGCATGCACGACGGCCGCCCGGTCGCAGCCATCGTGCTGCACGCGGACGACCAGGACGCCGAGCTCACCGTCACCAGCCTCGACGAGGCCGACGCCCTGGTGTCGGCCGCGCTCGCCATGCGGACCCAGCTCGCGGTCGCGCTCAACGCCAACACCCTGCACGGCGGCGACCTGTGAACGACCGCGAGCAGCGTATCGGCGAAGAGACCGTCCGGATGTTCGACTTCATGTCCCGCATGACCGGTGCCATCGAGATCGGCGACTGGTCCTTCGCCCAAGACAAGCTGGAGCAGCTCTGCGAACCGCTGGAGCGACTGGCCGTGCAACTGTTCCGCAAGGACCAGCCCGCCAGCGGGGAACCGGTGCTGACGTACGTCCAGGAGCACGCGCCGCAGTACCGCATCGGCCGCGCGCTATACGGCGCCCCGGCCGAGCAGCAGAGCCCGCTGGCCCAGGCCGAGGACGCCAAGCGCCGCCGCGACCTCGGTGGTGAGGTCGCCGCACTGATGGCGGGCGAGCAGTCGCTGAAGAACGCGCCCTGGTATCCGCTCAAGCCGGGCGACATCGTGCACATCCGATACGACGCGATCGACGACGTCATGCCGGCCTTCGGCGAGACGTACGCGATCGAGGCCGGGTCGAGCGACGGCTTCCTCAACATGCGGCTGATGGTCCGCTCCGGCGACTTCGACCCCGGCACCGATCTGACCGTGGCCGATGACCCCGACCCGCTGATGGACGCGTGGTTGGAGGGCGGCCCGCACATCATCACCATCGTCCGCGACGGTGTCGTCGTTCACGGTGGCAACCGCTGATGGCGCGGACCTGGACCCTCACGACGATCAGGGACCCGCGCGTCGGGGAGATCCGCCTCGAACCCGTAGGTGGACGCGGCCTGAACCTGCAGCTGTGCGACGGTGCCCACACCATCGCGATCGAGCTCGGCGCCAAGACGGCCGACCGGGCAGCCGACGCCGAGGCGATGGACTGGCTCGCCGACGTCGCCCGACAGGCCGCCGCACGCCTGCGCTCTTTCCAGCCGCCCAAGGACGCTCCCGGGAGTCGGCTGTGAGCGTGGCGCGGGACTACTTCCTTGAGACGGTCGGGCACGGGCCCGGCTGCAAGGCCGCCGGTTGGGTTCTCCAGACCGACGAGATGACGCTGTTCGGCTCCCGGGGGCTCACCATCCGGGCCGTCTGCCCGCTCCCCGCCGGCTGCGGAGCCTTCGAGGAGTGGCGCATCGGCGCGGCCACGTCCCTCACCGACGACGGCCCATGGGCGTACCGGTCCGGCTTGGTGGCGGAGATCGGCTTCGGCACCGCCCCGGTCAAGGTCGGTGACGCCTGGCTGCACGCGGGCCCGCTGCTAATCCCCCGGTTCGAGAAGGAGCCCGATTACTGGCTCGTCTCGCGCTCTCGGGAGTGGCCCATGTCGTGGTCGGACGTCATCGGCATGGTCTCCATGGCGCGGAACAAGGGCGGCCAGGTGAAGTCCCGGTGGATCGCCGCCACCAACTTCAGGCCCACCAGCCGGAACGGCATGGCGCCGACCGCCAACACCGAGACCCAGACCAGCCGTACCGCCGCCGTGCGGTGGGTGCTGGCCACCCACACCCCTCAGTCTCCGGCCGCTCCGCACGCGGCCGGTTCCACCGCACCCTCGGAGAGTTCATGAGCGTCTTCGCCGAAACCACATTCACCCCGCTCAGGTCCGCCGTCCCCGGCGGCATCCACAACGTCATGGGGCAGCCGCCCTCCGTGGCCATCGCGTTCAACGACCGTCAGCGCCTCTGGTTCGAGGACCCCGCCGACCTGGACGCCCTGATCGCCGCCGCTGAGATCCAGCGGGAGCAGCTCACCCGCATGATCGGCGGGCCGTCCATGCCGGCCCCGGCCCCCGTGCCGTCCGGACAGGGGCCCGAGCCGGTGACCGCTCCCGCCACCGGCGCGCACGCCTCGCCGCATGAGCAGCGCCTGGACGGACCCGACCTGGCTCGGACGACGCTGGCGCAGGCGATGGGGGTCCGGCCGGGCCAGCCCCAGGTGCACCAGCCCGACCCGCCGCTCGGCCGCTCGTTCGTCGCCCACGGAGCGGGGTTCGCGGCCGTCGGGCAGGCCGCGGGCCCTCATCAGCCGAGGTGACATCCCGGCGTCGTCACCTCGGCCGCCATCCCCAGCGTCACCGCCGGTCCTTCCTCAGCGTCGTCCGCGCCGTGGTCCACAACCTCGGTCTGCTGGCCGCACTGGTGATCCCGGCCCGCTGGGAGTAGCCCCCTGAGTTCCCGGGTCCCGCTGTGGGGGCGGGGCCCGGGTACGCGCGGGGCCGCCCTGTCACAGGACCGGGGGCGGCCCCGCCTCACCCTCATGCAGCCCAGGCACATTCACATCTGAACGGAGAGGTCGCACCCTCTGATGACCATCTTGTTCCACCTCCCCCTCCCCGCACCCACCGTGCCCGAGGGGGCCACGCCCTGCGGCGGATGCTCGGGTACGGGCCTGACCGGCGTGCGGTTCAGCATGCCGATCGACGCCGACGACGAGACCCGCGCGGTTCTGCTCGACGAGATCTGCCCCGCCTGCCGAGGCTGTGGCGCTTCCACGCACCAGCACTGCCCGCGAGAGGCCCACGCCTGGTCCTTCGACCACGAAGACGAGTTCGACGACTCCGACGAGGACGAGGACGAGGGCCAGGGCGACGAGGACGAGGGCGACGGCGCCCTGGCCTGCCCGTCGTGCGGCGGCCGCGGCTGGTGGCTCATGACCGGCTGGAGCGGCGAGCCGCCGGACACGACCCACTACCTGCGGACGCCGTGCGGCTGCTCGGAGGAGCGCATGGTCCAGGTCCCGGCCGACACCGAAGCGAGCACCATCACGACCACCGTGGCCGCGCAGGTCGCCGACTGGGCCGCCGGCACCGAGCCCGACACGTCGACCGCCGGCCACCAGGAGCGGCACCCGCTCGCGGGCAGCACGGTCATCCTGCATGGCACCGGCACCGAGTTCGAGGTCGAAGACTGGTGGGACCACCTGGCCGGGGAGTCGTGGCAGGACAGCTTCAACCCCGTCGCGATTGCCTACCAGGCACGCGCGGCCACCAGCGGTCTGCCCGAGGACAACGAGGTCATCTACGGCAAGGTCAACCACCAGGGCCTGTTGATCCACGAGAGCGAGATCAACTGGCAGCGCGGCGCCACCGACCCGTCCGAGACCTGATGATGACGATCACCGTTGTCATCGTCGGCCTGCTCGCCGGTGTACGCCTCAACGGCCCCATGGCGTACGCCGTGGTGTTCGCGCTGGCGTGCCTGGTGGCCGGCCTTGGTGTGCTGTTCCTGACCGCGTTCGGACGGCCGTCATGACGCGGACAGCTAAGCGCCCGGCTCCTGGCCGAGACCAGAGCAAGGTCTCGGCCGAGCCCCGGAAGCTCACTCGCCACGACCTGACCGTTATGGGCGACGCGGTGAGTCGTCTGGTCCGGCGGCACATCCGCGACGAGACCGCGCCGGAGCTCGGCACGATGGGCCTGCGCCTGGTCGTCGGCATCCCGCCCGCCGGGTCGGACCACGTGATGCTGATCGCCCGGCCCGTGGACGAGGCCGGCGCCGACCCCTTCGACTACGACCGCGTCGTCAACTGGGCCGAGCAGCTCCTGGCCGCCGCAGGGTGGCTGACCACGCTCGACCCCGGCTGCCGCGCTCTGGAAGTCCGGCCCCGCCAGTTCCGGCCCATCGCCGAACTCGTCGACGCCGTAGCCGCGCGCCTCGACGAGATGGACGCCGACTGGGCCGAGCTGCCGGACCTGGCCGACATCAGCCGAGACGACGTCACGAAGCTACGCGTGCACCGGATCGAGCGCGGCGTACGCGGCCGATTGGAGCACTGGTTACGCAGCACCGCCTCCGCCCCCCACTAGATCCATAAGGAAGGCGCCGACTCCCATGACCGCACGACACCGGACCCGCACCGTCCGGTCTCACGTCCCGGCAGGTGGCCTATGGCCCTGACCGGGACGTTCGTGTTGGCCTTCCAACACGACACCATCGGTGCCGTCGTCCAGGCCGCCCGCGACCTCAGCGCGGCCGCGATCGGCCTGCTGGTCCGCTATCTCGCCTGCCCGCCCGCTCCCGGCAGTAGCCGGGAGGACGTGGCGGCCTCCTACCAGGTGAGCCGTAACGGACTGCGCGCCGGCAATACCGAGCTGGCCAACGCGGGCCACCTCACGCAGCACCGCCGTTCGCTTGCCCGCGGTAAGTGGCAGCACCTCATCCTGGTCACCGACCACCCCGGGGACCTGCCCGCCGAGCACGAGGCCTGGGCGCTGCTGGACGCCGCTCTGGCGGCCGAGGCGGCCGCCGATCCCGCTCACGACCCCGGTGACATCTCACCTGAGAGCGCACATGTTGCGACCTGCGGCGATGCGATGGAACACCAGGTCACAACATGTGTCGAAAAAGCGCACATAAAACCAGTTAACTACTTCCCCTCGGATCCCACAGACACCACGCCGGTCGTGGTCCGCACCGTCGCCGACCTCAAGGCCCTGTCCGCCCTCCCGCCACTACCAGCTCCCGAGGAACAGAGTCAGTTCTGGCTCACGCCCGGCCAGGTGCTCAGCCTCATGAGCCACTACCCGCCCCGGTACGGCGAGCTGGCGATGACCGTGCTGGCCCGGGCCGAGGCGCCGTGGTACCTGGCGCCCAGCGTGATGGCGCTGATGATTCAGGGCTACAGCACGGCCCACCTGGCCCGGGCGCTGGCCGGGGTGCACGAGGCCGAGCACCCGGCCGCCGTCGCCCGATGGCGCCTGGACCAGATGCTGCTGCGGCCCGAGCCCGACCACGTGCCCTGGACCGCGCCGTCCACCGTCATCCGGGACGGCCCGCCCCCTGACCCCAAGCGCGCCGGTCGCGGCGCGGCTGAGGCCCGGGTCCACCTTCGAGCGAATGGAGTCGTTGCATGAGCAACCAGGAAGACGCCGCCCGACGCGGGATGGAGCACCCGTCATGATCCTCCACCGGCCCCGCTGGGAACCGGTCGACGTGATCGGGGACGTCATGGTCGAGCGGTGCGGCAAGACCCGCATCAGCCCGTCGGGCGCGAAGGTCGACCCGGCCGCCGTCGCCCGCGCGGGCATCGCCGAGGCGCTGCTCCTGGCGTGGCCCAACCTGGTCAACGACCCGATCTTCGGGGAGGCGTACGTGGACGCGCTGGCCGAGATCGCGGTGAGCGCGGTCCGAAAGGAGATCGGCTTATGACCGCCGCGCTCGGGCTGCTGCCGCTGGACCTGCCGCCCCTTGAGGTGATCGAGGAGGACGACCGTCGCCCCCGCCGTGGCCGGCGCGGGCTGACCAACCGCCCCCGCTGCAAGGAGTGCCGTCACCCCATCCGAGTCGACCTCTCCCTGGAGTACAAGCTCGGCCCCAAGTGCGCGAAGAAGCTCGGTGTCGAGCGCAGCTTCAAGGCGCTGCGGCTCGGCCGGGTCCGGTCGCCGGGAGACATCAAGGGGCAGCAGTTGCTGTTTCAGGTCGTTCGAACGTGATTCGAACGCTAATCCGACTGAAGATCCGCCGAACTCGGTGGATCATGAAGATGAGGCGCAAAGGGCGACGTCAGCGCCGTCGCCCGTGCTCCCACCCCCGACATGACCCGCCCGAGCAGATCGGCCCCACCGTATTCGAACATTGTTCGAATTGCGGCGAACCGCGCATACGACGGACCTGACCGAGGAGGGCGCCGTGCGGCCCACCCGACACGACCTGACCGACTGCCCCAACCTCTGCGGAGAACGAATCCTCTGGACCCGTACGGAGTACGGCGAGCGGATGGCCGTCGACGCCGAGCCGGACCCCGCCGGCAATCAGGCGTGCATGCGCGACGGGCTCGGCCGCTGGGTGTCGCGCTCCCTCACCAGCCCCGGCGCCCTGGCCCCGGCGAAGGTCGAACACACCTACAAGCCCCACTTCCGCAAGGGAGGGTGCGCCGCGCTGGCTGACGTCCAGCTGACGCTCCCCGGCCTGCCCGCCGTCGCCCGCCCGAGCCGCCGACGACGCGCCCGACGCTGAACAGGAACGCCATGACACCCGACGAGATCCGCGACATGGAGATGCACCTCCGGTACGGGACCGCCCAGGTTCCACTCGAAGACATCCTCCGCATGATCACCGAGTACCACCGACTGCGAGAGCGCCACGAGGACCTCGGCCGCGACCGTGACCGCTACCGCCAGGCGGCCGAGCAGATCCACACGATCACCGGCGGCGGCGGCCCGCTCCCGCCGGAATGGGGCCTGCCCTGGAAGCTCCGCGCGCTGCGTGCCGAGGCCGAGCTCCAGGCCCGGCCCGCCGCCCTGACCGCAGAGGAGAAGCTCGGTGGGTAAGGCACCCAAGACCACCTCAGAGGAGATCGAAGAACTGCGCGCCGCGATCCGCGAAGGGCATGAGCTCCTCAAGGACCTGCGAACGGCCCACAAGGATCTCCGAACGCTGCAGGCCGAGGTCGTCGGGTTGATCGACGGCATCCCCGCGAAGGTCGACGCGCGGATCGTGGCTGCGGTCACCAAAGGGCTGGAGACCCTGGGGGACCAGACGAAGCAGGCCATGGAGAAGAACGTCGAGAAGGTCGCGCGCGAGTTCGACCGCCTGCAGGAAATCTTCACCGGCACGGACCCCCAATCCCGCCGGGAGGGCAAGGCCAGTCTGGAGAACATGCTCATCGAGCGTCGCGACCTCATCCGGCTTCGCGCCCAGGGCATGGCGCCATGAACCGTCCCCTGCCCCCGCCCCGGGCTGGCGGCCGGCGGTGCGGCTTCGACACAGCATGCGGGCAGGCCTCGACCGGATGGCTATGGGTGCGCGGTAACCCCACCTGGACCCCGGTGTGTCTCGGCCACCGAGGCCCGCCCGCCGCGCTCCGCACCGGTGACTACGTCCCCGACATCGCCGCCGTCCCGCGCGCCGACCGATAGGACCTCAGCATGATCTACAGAGCACTGAGTGGCTGACCAGACCGACATCGGCGCCCTGGTCGCCGAGCTGCAAGACCTGCTCGAAGAGGTTGAGGCCCTCCTCCCCGAGCAGATGGGCGACGCCTCACGGGGGACGACCACCCACCACAAGGTGAGCGGGTCGCCCGCGCCGTGGCATCCCGAGGCCGGGATGGTCCTCATGGTCATCCATCAGGAGGCCCGCCGCCTGGAGGCCTCGCTCCGCTTGGTCGTCGCCGGCCACCCCGGCCAACGCCGCGGCGGTAGCGACGCGAACACCGCCGCGGCGTTGAACGCGATCACCCACCTGGTTCACGGTGTCCCGCGCGAGGCCGCCTCGGCCGCCCGGCGGATCATCGAGCGGTGGATCCGCTCCGCCCGGCAGATCCGGGACATCGGGCTGGAGGAGCCGTGGGTGCCGGTCCCCGTCCCGCACGGCGCCGTGCCGCCGAGCTGCCCGTACTGCCAGACCTACGGGCTGCGCATGCGGGGCCTGGAGCAGCGGATCCGGTGCATCAACCCGCACTGCTGGGACCGCGAAGATCATCGTCCGGAAGGCAGACTGGTGAAGAGCAACCTGAACGGCGACTCCACGATCCAGTGGGCCGATGGGCGGGTGACCTACCGGAGGGACTGGGCCTGATGACCGTGTTGGGGTGGACCCTGGAAGACGCCGTCGCCATGCTCCACCCCGCCATGACGGGGCCCGAGGTCCGCGCCCTCGTCATGCTGTTCGGGCTCAGCCCGATCGGTCACCGCACGATCGGACGCGGCCGGCCCCCGGCCGTCTACGACATCGGACAGCTCCTGCAGGCCCACGCCGCCGTGATCTCCACCCGCTCTCGCCAGCCCGCCAGTTGACGATCAGCTTATTTACCTGGCTTAATTCGTCCTACCACCCCTATGTCTGCAGCCCGGCCGTGCGCCGGGCTTTCGCGTTTCCCCGCCTCTTCGTGAGGCTCCCATGTTCGTCGCGGGCGGGCTCTTGAGGGTGCGGCCTGCCCGCGATCCCACCCGGGAGGTACACCCCATGCCCATCCACGTGTGGCTCGGCAACCGCCAGGCCGTTCACAAAGACGACCGGCAGGCCCTCCCCGGCAAGCGCTGCACGGTCGTCGCCATCCGCGAGGACGCCTCGCTGCTGGACGCCGCGACCGACATCACCCACCCGAAGGGCGTCTGGGCCGCGCACTCCGACGCCCCCGCGCCGGCCTGGGTCGCCTCGACCGATCCGGCCCTCGCCCAGCTGCTCGCCGACCACTACGGCTGTGAGCTCCGAGACCCCGACCCGGAGGCCTGACCATGCTGACCACCGCCGGCCGCGACATGATCGCCGACTCCATCGGCAAGGCCGCCAGCCGCCCGGCCGTCGCCGAGTACATGGCCCTGACCGCCAACAGCTCCGCACCCTCGGCCGGGAACACCACCCTCACGGGCGAGATCACCACCGGCGGCGGCGGCCTGATCCGCGCGGCCGCCACCTACGCCCATACCGGCGGCGCCGCGACCTACACCCTGACCAAGACGTTCACGGCCAACGGGTCCGACTCCCTGCCGGTGACGGTCGCCAAGGTCGGGATCTTCAACGCGAGCAGCTCCGGCACGATGGTGTGGGAGACCCTGCTCGGCGCCACCGCCACCCTGTCGGCCAGCGGCGACCAGCTCACCGTCACCCAGACCGTGACCCTGTCCTAACGCCGCCTCACCGGGGAGGGCTGCGTGGGACTCGAATACGTCTCGGGTAACACCGCCGGCGGGAACACCGCGACGCTCAACGTCGCCTGGCCCACCGCCGGAGGTGCCCCGGCCGCCGACGACGTGGCCATCATCTGGTGGTCCTCCTCCAGCGGGAACACCGTCACCGACCCGGCGGGCTGGTCCCTGGGCGGGAGCCAGAACAGCGCCCAGGGATCTCTCAGATTCCGGTGCATCCACAAGGTGTGCACCGGCAGCGAGAGCGGCAACATCCCGCTGGTCATGAACGGCACCAACCGCCAGTCCGCCGTTCTGGAGATCTACCGAGGCGCGGCGCCCGTCGGCTACTTCGACGCGCTGACCTTCCGCCAGGAGACCTCGACCCCGACCGCCACCCACACCCACCCGGCGGTCACCCCGACCGTCGACGGCTGCAGCATCATCTCCGCCCTGGGCGAGCGCCAGTCGACCGGGTCGAACAACGTGACCCCGCCGTCCGGCTACACCGAGCGAGGCGACACGCTCGCCCTCGCCAACGGGTCCGGCGGCACCATCACCGAGGCCGCTGACGACGGCCTGGCCACGGTCAACCCCGCGACCGTCCCCGTCACCCCGCCCGCGTCGGTGTGCTCGGTCTCCTCCTCCGGCGTCGTCACCGCGTCCCTGGCGCTGCTCGCCGCCGACGACGGCGGCGGCGGCCCGGCCGAACGCGACGCGGCCGACACCCTCACCGCGGCCGACGCCGTGACGCGCTCGGTTACGCTGGCCCGCGCCGCATCCGACACCGTCACCTCGGCCGACGTGTCCACCGGCGTGGCCACCGCCGCGCGAGCAGCCGCCGACACCGTCTCGGCCGCCGACGAGGCGACCGCCCTCGTCACCCAGGGCCTGGACGCGGCCGACGCGATCGCGGCCACCGACACCGCAGTGTCGACCACGGTCACCGCCCGCGCTGCCGGCGACGCCCTGGCGGCCGCCGACACCGCGACCGGCTCGGCCGTCCAAGCCCGCTCGATCGCCGACACGGTCACGGCCGACGACGCCGTCTCGACCTCGGCCGCGCCTCTGGAGCGCGCGGCCGCCGACGCGATCGCGGCCACCGACGCCCCGGCGTCGACCACGACCACCGCTCGCGCTGCCGGCGACACCCTGACCGCCGGCGACACCGTCTCGACCGCCGCCGCGCCCCTTGACCGCGCGGCCGCCGACGCGATCGCGGCCACCGACACCACGGCGTCGACCACCACGGCCGCCCGCGCTGCCGGCGACGCGCTGGCGGCCGCCGACACCGCGACCGGCTCGGCCGTCCAAGCCCGCTCGATCGCCGACGCGCTGGCCGTCGCCGACGAAGCCTCGACCGCGTCGACCCCGCTGGCCCGCGACGCCCTCGACACGCTCACGGCTACCGACGCGACGGTCGCATCCCGCACCGCGCCCAGAGCTCTCGTCGACCAGCTGGCCGTCGCCGACGTCGCCGCGCCCACGACCACCACCGCCCGCTCGGCCGCCGACGCGGTCACGGCCGGCGACACCGTTTCCACCGCGGCGCCTCTGGAGCGCGCGGCCGCCGACACGGCCACGATCGCCGACACCGCGGCGGCCTCCGTGCTCCGCGTCCGGGCCGTCGCCGACGAGCTGGCCGTCGCCGACGTCGCCGTCTCGGCCCTCACCATCGGGCGGGCCGCCAGCGATACGACCACCGCCGTCGACGCCACGACCCGCTCGGCCGCCACCGCCCGCGCGGCCGCCGACGGCCTGGCCCTGGCCGACCTCGCCGAGCAGCTGTTCACGGTCCCCGCCGCGGCCGTCGACGAGCTGGCGGTCACCGACACCGCGACCCGGGCATCCACGCACTGGGCCCGCTCGGCCGTCGACGCCCTGGCCGTCACGGACGTCGCGAACAGCACCTCCCCAGACACCGCCCTGGAAGTCGTGCTCGGCCCGCCCAGAGCGCGCCCCCTCGATCTCGGCCGACCCGCCGCGCGAGAGCTCGCGCTCGGCCAGCCCCGGCCGCGCCCTCTCGACCTCGACCCGCCCAGGAGGAGGTAGCGGTGCGCGTGCCCGCCAGCAGCACCGAGGAGATGGTCATCCCCGCCGGAGGGAACATCGTCGGCCTGCCCGCCGAGGTCGCCTGCCTGCCCACCCGCTACGGACGCGAGCCCGACGACGACGAGTACGAGGATGCGGCCTGGGACGGCTCCGACATCGTCATCCTGATCGGCCCCGGCTCCCAGCTGGCGGTCACCGCCGGCGACTACGACATCTGGGTGCGCCTCACCGGCCCCAGCTCCCGCCGGCCGGTCCGCCGCGTGGGCCAGCTCCACGTCGGTCTCTGACCGACCGAACCCTCAACCCTTGGAGGTGACATGGCCGACTTCGTGTTCAACATCGCGAAAGGCAGAGTGGGCGAGCTCGTCTGGCGGGTCAAGAACAACGATCCGTCCACCAGCGGTCTGGTGGTCGCGGTCCTGGCCGTGACCGGGCTGGAGACCGACGCGGTGCTCAAGGACAAGGACACGCTGTCTGCGGTCCTGGCCGGCACCACCAACGAGCCCACGAACACCGGCTACGTGCGGAAGGTCCTGACCGACGTTGACCTGGACGCGGTGGCCCCGGATGACGCCAACGACTGGCTGGCCACCGACATACCCGATCAGGTCTGGCTGGAGGTCCTGGCCGGCACCAACTGGGCCAAGCTCGTCATCGGGTACGACCCGGACACCACCGGCGGCGCCGACACGGCCATCATCCCGATGACCTGTCAGGACTTCGCCATCGAGCCGGACGGCACCGACGTCCTGGCCCAGATCAACGCGGGCGGCTTCTTCCGCGCCCAGGAACCCGCGTAGGCGGCCATGACCACATACACCGTCGACACCAACGGCGACATCGCCCTGTCGGCCGCGACCGCGAAGACCGTCCTGTCCTACATCGCGGGCAGCAACGCACCCTTCAAGATCATCGAACTCGAGATCGGGTTCGACGGCACCTCCCCGACCGCCGAGGCCGTCACGGTCGAGCTGTGCAAGTCGACCGAGGCCGGCGCCGGGACCGCGACCTCCCACACCGTGCAGACCGCCGGCGGCACCCCTCGGACCGCCCAGGGCACCGGCAAAAGAAACTTCACCGCCGAACCGACCGTCCTCACCGTCATCAAGCGCTGGCTCGTCCACCCCCAGACCGGCCGCACCTGGCAATTCCCCCTCGGCCGCGAACCGCAGCAGACCACCAGCGGACAGGCTTACGTCGTGCGCTGCACCGCCCCCGCTGCCTGCAACGTCCAGGGCTACGTCGAAGTCGAGGAGGGCTGATGGTCTGGCTCGTGTGGAACTGGCACGACTCGGTCGACCACAACACCCGCAAGGCCCACTACGCGGACTACGAATCGGCACTCGCCCAGGCCGAGCACGACCTGGCCCTGTGCGTGGCCTCTGGCGACTACTCCAGCGCGCCGGTGCACATCATCGCCGAGAACGGCGAGGTCCTCTGGCGGCCGCCGGTCCCGCAGGCGTAGCACCATGCCCGTACTCCTGGTCACCGAGGACTTCGAAGACGCCAGCCTGGCCTTCTCCGTCACCGGCAGCTGGACCCGGGTCAACACCACGGCGGGCGACGGCTCATGGTCCTACAAGGCCCCCGCCACCTCCGACAACGGCACATCCGACGCGGTGGTCACCCTCCCCGCCGGCGCGACGGGCGTGCGCTTCAAGTGGCGCGTCAGCTCCGAGGCCACCTGGGACTTCCTGCGCTTCCTGGTCGGCTCCAACGTCGTCTTCGAGGTCAGCGGCGAGCTCGGCTGGGCCCAGACACCGATCATCCCCGTAACCCCCGGAAGCACGATCACCTTCCGGTACGTCAAGGACTCCGGCTCCATCGGCGGCTCCGACACCGCCTGGATCGACACGGTCGAGTTCTTCGCGGACACCCCGACGGTCCTGACGACCATGAGCAGCGGCCCGTCCTCGACCAGCCAGACGATCTCGTGGTCGGGAGTCATCCCGGGCCGCCGCCTGGTCGTCGCGGTCAACACCCACGTCGCGGTCAACTCCTTCAGCGGCGGCTGGGTCCGAGATGCCGGCGACAGCTCACGCGGCATCTACTCCAAGATCGCCGCTTCCGGAGACACCTCGCTCGCTCTGACGCTGGCCTCCGCCGACACCCGCGTGATGGCCACCGCCTACCAGATGCCGCCCTGGGCCCTGCTGACCGAGGGCGCCAACGGCAGCAACTCACCCTCCAGCCTCATCGTGACCGAGACCATCCCCGCCGCGCTGGAGGGCTGGGTCTTCGGGCTGTGCAAGGCCGGCAACCCCCTGAACGCCGCCGTCTACAGCCACGACCTACGCCGGGACTTCACCGCCAGCGGCACCCAGAACTACGCCGACTTCACCTCGGTCCCGCTCCCGGGCCCCGGGTCCGCCGAGTTCCAGGTGTCCAGCCTCACCACCAGCGGCGGCTTCCACACCCAATGGGTGGTCGCCAGCTACGGCCTGATGCCGCCCACCCCACGGCGGCCTCTCAACCCCGGTCTCAGCGTGGCCGGCCGCCGCGCCAGCCTCTGGTAAGGAGGACAACCGGTGGCACGATTCGGCCGCGGCTTCCCCTCCCGAGTCGCAGTCTCCCGCCCGCCCAAGGCTGGGAAAGCCGCCATCGCCAACACGGCGGCCGAGGCCGACGTCGCCCTTCCGATCCAACCGGTCAAACGCGTTGTCCTCGGCGTGGCCACGGTCGAGGAGATCGCGCTCCCGATCCGGGCGGTCAAGCGGGTCCGGCTCGGCGTGGCCATCGAGGGCGACCTGGCCCTCGCCGTCACCGGCAGCAACTCCAGTTCCCTTCCGGTCGCCGTTGAGGACGACCTGGCGCTGCCCATCCGGCCAGCCAAGCGAGCTCACGCCGACCAGGTCGCCGAGGCCGACGTCGCCCTTCCGATCCGGCCGGCCAAACGGGTCATCCTCGGCCTCGCCGCGGTCGAGGAGATCGCGCTCCCGATCCGGGCGGTCAAGCGCGTCGTCCTCGGCGTGGCCATCGAGCGCGACCGAGCCCTGGTCCTGCTCGACGACCGCATCAACACCGCCGCCGAGACCGACGTCGCCCTGCCGATCACGGCCATCAAGACCCGCGCCCGGCCCACCGCAGCCGGACCCCCGTTCACCGACTGGGCCGCCGGCGAGCCCTTCATCGACTGGGCCGCCGGGCCGCCGTTCACCGACTGGGCCGCCGGCGAGCCCAGCCTCACCCCCTGAGGAGAGCCATGGATCCGATCTCCTCCCTCTCGAAGGTCCCGATCGGCTCCCTGATCAAGGGCGCTGACGGGACCGGCACCGTGGAGTTCGCCCTCCTGGACGCCCTCGACGCCAACCCCGCAGGCGGCGACTGGAAGACCGGCCGATGGGGCGCCACCACCAAGGCCGGCGCCCAGGCCTACGTCGACGTCGGGCCCGACACCGACTTCGAACTGACTCCTGGAACCTGGGTCATGTGGGTCCGGGTCAACGCCACCCAGTCGACGCCCGTCTTCCGCGCGGGGCTGGTCGACGTCTTCTGAGAGGTGCTGCTCATGCGCCATGACGTCCCCATCGGCGAGGAATACGACCACGTCCTGACCCGGGAATGCCCCTGTAAGCCCGAATACAAGATCGTCACCCGGCTCCTGGGCGGCGGCCGCTGCTGGGCCGTCGTCCACAGGGACGTTGAGGGACAGGTCACACCAGCCACCACACCCTGATGCCCACGCGTGCACCACGGCGTTGCACAGCCACAGGATGCGGCGCTAAGGCCACCAATGGTGGGCGCTGCAGCGAGCACCAGCACCCACCCAGACGCACCCCAGCCAAGCCCCGCCCCAGCTCACACGCTCAGGGCTACACGCGGCGATGGCGTGAGGTGTCCGAACGCATTCGTGCGCAACGACCTGTATGCGAGGCCTGCGAGGCAGCCCCCTCCGACGAGGTCGACCACATCGACGGCAACAAGTCGAACTGGGCGGAGTCCAACCTGCAGGCGCTGTGCTCCTCGTGCCACAGCCGCAAGACCGCACGCCACGACGGTGGATTCGGCAACAAGCGAACCCCGCGCCCTTGACCCGGTCGACCCGGGGGAGGGGGCATTCGATCACCAGGGGGCCCTTGGCGAACGCGCGGGGGGGAGTCGCTCGGGAGAGTGACAGGTTTCGGGGTCCGAGTTTCCGGCCGATCGTGAGGGGGTGATCACCGTGGGACAGCGCGGGCCAGCGCCCAAACCGACCAACGTCCGGCAGCTGCACGGCGACCGCAAGGACAGGATCAACACCGACGAGCCGGTCCCGTCCAAGGTCGACATCAAGCCGCCCGCCTGGCTCAGCCCGACGGCCCGTACGGTGTGGCGCCAGTACGCTCCCGACCTGGAGCGCTCGGGCGTGCTCACCGGGTGGGACGTGGAGACCTTCGCCATCCTGTGTGACGCGGTGGTCCGCCGGCGGGCCGCGGTCAAAGCGCTGCGGGCCGAGGGCGAGATCATCCAAGTGCCGCTGCTCACCAAGGCCGGCGAGTACGTCCGCCTGCCGCCGTCGGGCGACCCCGACGCCGAGCTGGCCAACGACTTTCAGGGCGAGATCATCTGGCGCCGATTCAAGAACCCGTGGCTGTACGTGCTGGCCGACGCTGACGCGCAGATCCTCCGCTGGGGCGGACGGTTCGGCATGACGCCCTCGGACCGGGCCCAGCTGTCGATCGGGAAGGGCGGCCATCGTGACCCGGCGGAGGACCTCCTCACCTGAGCGGCGGCCGCCGGACCACAACAAGCGCTGGCGGCCGGCCGACCGGAAGGGGCCCGTCTGCGGCTTCACGCTGCGCGGCCTGACGTGCGAGAAGAAGGGCGCGCACTACTGCGAGCCGCGCGCCGACAAGTTCGTGCTCTTCTGCGCCGAGCTGCTGGTCCACACCAAGGGCCCGCACCGCCGTAAGCCGTTCATCCTGCGGTTCTGGCAGGAGCACGAGATCGCCCGGCCGCTGTTCGGCGAGGTGGTCTGGTCGGCCGAGTGGGAGCGGTACGTCCGCCGCTACCGCATCGCCCACATCGTCGTCGCCCGCAAGAACGGCAAGAGCGAGATCGCCGCCGCGATCCAGCTGTACATGCTCGTCGGCGACGACGAGGAGTTCGCCGAGGTCTACAGCGCGGCCAAGGACATGGACCAGGCCGCCAAGGTCTTCGAGCCCGCCGTCCGCATGGTCCAACTCAGCCCGTTGTTGCGCGGCCGGTTGCGCCACATGAAGGACGCCAAGCGGCTGGTCGACGAGAAGTCCCACAGCCACTACGGCGTGATCACGTCGGACGCTGAGGGCGAGCTCGGCCACAACCCGCACTCGTTCGGCCTGGACGAGGTCCTCAGCCAGCCGGACGGGTCGCTCTGGACCGCGATGACCACCGCGGCGGGCGCCCGCGAGCAGGAGCTCATGTTCTCCACGACGACCGAGACGAACGACTCGGCGTCCTTCGGTGCCGGGCTGATCGACGACGCCGAGCGAGTCCAGGAGGACCCCAAGCGCGCCCCGCACGTCTTCGCGTTCGTCAGGAAGTCCCCCCGGACGCCCGAGGCGCTGGAGCGGCTCCAACGGATCTTCGCCGGGCACCCGGACCTGCCCGTGTCGTGCGACCCGTACGACGAGCGGAACTGGAAGTGGCCCAACCCGGCCCTGGACGACTTCAAGTCGAGGGACGCGCTACGCCGGCAGGCCCTGGAGGCCCGGGGCAGCAAGATGAAGGAGAACGGGTTCCTTCAGTTCCAGATGAACTGCCGGGTCCAGCAGGTCACCCGCTACATCTCCCTGGACCTGTGGGACGCGTGCATCGGCGAGGTCGCCCCGAACCCGGAGTGGATTCTCCCGCACATCGAGGGGCGCAAGTGCTGGGGCGGCCTGGACCTCAGCTCCCGGCTCGACCTCACCAGCCTGTGCTTCATGTTCGACAACGGGTGGGTTTGGTGGCGGTTCTGGGCGCCCGAGGCGATCGTGCCCGTCCTCGACGAGCACACCGACAACCAGTTCTCCCAGTGGGTCGACGACGGGTGGGTCGAGCTGACCGACGGCGACACGATCGACTACGACGCCGTCTACGACGCGGTCGAGGAGGAGCACCTGCGGTTCCGGATCGCCGACATCACCTACGACAAGTGGACCGGCGAGCCCGTCCGCCAGGAGATCGAGAAGCGCACCGGGCTGACCATGTACGAGAGCAACACCACCTACGACCGCATGACCGACCCCATGAAGGAGCTCAGCCGCCTGCTCAAGGCCCACGACGGCGAGTTTCTCCACGGCGGGAACCCGGTGGCCCGGTGGATGGCCGACAACCTTGAGGCCAAGAGCCCGGTCGACGACCCCGAGCGCCTCCGGCCGGTCAAGCCCAACCGCGACAAGACCGGCAAGCGGATCGACGGCATGATCACGCTGCTGTACGGCATCGACGCCCGGCGGCGGGCGCCCGGCCTGTCCATCTACGAGACGCGCGGTCTGACCGTGCTGTGAGGGGAGGCGAGATGGCCGAGCAGGAACCTGAGCAGGAAGAGCAGGCCCCCAGTCGATGGGAGGTGCTCGTCGACGGGTGGGTCCGGCTGGGGCTGGACCTGTGGGACGCCGTCTGCACCGGCGGCGTGCTGATCCTGGCCGTCGGGCTGGTGGTGTGGTTCGGCCCGGGCCCGGCCCTGACCGTCATCGGCGCCCTGGTGCTCGCGCTGGGCATCGCCGGCGCCCGGAACGCGTCCGCGTCCGTGCTCGATCCGGTGGTCGACGGCGAGCTCGTCGAACCGGTCCGCCGCCCGACCTCGATCCGGGGGGCCTGAGGTGGGTCTGGTCCGGTCCGCGGTACGGTCCTCGCGCGCCTCGGTCATGAAGCCCAGCGGGCTGGCCACGCCCGAGCAATGGGCCGAGGACTGGTGGGCGGGCGGGGTGGCCACCAACGCCGGCATCTACGTGTCGGAGGAGACCGCGCTCCACTACAGCCCGTTCTTCGCCGGCGTGCGGGTCATCGCCGAGGACCTGGCCAGCCTGCCGCTCATCACCTACGAGCGGCTGAGCCGGGGCAAGCGCCGCGCGACCGATCACCCGCTCTACAGCGTGCTGCACGACCAGCCCAACCCTTACATGAGCTCGGTGACCCTGCGGGAGACCCTGCAGGGCCACGTCATGACCTGGAAGGGCGGCTTCGCCAACATCGTGCGCAACGGCGGCGGCCACGTCGAAGAGCTCTGGCCGCTACGCCCCGACCGGATCAAGCCGGAGATCACCCGGACCGGGCCCGGCGTCATGCGGCTGATGTACCGCTACACCGACGATGTGAACGGCATTTACACGATGCTGCACCCTGACGAGGTCCTTCACATCCACGGCCTGGGCGGCAACGGCATCGAGGGGTACAGCCTCGTCGGCCTGGCCCGCCAGAGCATCGGCCTGGGCCTGGCCACCGAACGGTACGGCGCCGCGCTCTTCTCCAACGGGGCCCGGCCCTCGGGCGTGCTGAAGACGCCCAAGACCCTCGGCGAACCCGCCTCCAAGCGGCTGCGCGCCGACTGGGAGAACATGCACCGCGGCCTGGACAACTCCCAGCGGGTCGCGATCCTCGAAGAGGGCATGGAGTGGCAGACCATCGGCATCCCGCCGGAGGACGCCCAGTTCCTAGAGACCCGCCGGTTCGGCGTGACCGACATGGCGCGCTGGCTGCGCCTGCCGCCCCACAAGATCGGCGACCTCGAGCACGCGACGTACACCAACATCGAGCACCAGGCGCTCGACTACGTCACCTCGGCCCTGCGCATCTGGCTGGTCCGGTGGGAAGGCGGCATCCTCACCCGGCTGCTCACCTCGGCCGAGCGTGGCCGCTACTTCAGCGAGCACCTGGTCGACGCCCTGCTGCGCGGCGACATCAAGAGCCGCTACGAGGCGTACGCGATCGGCCGGAACTGGGGCTGGCTGAGCGCCGACGACGTCGGCGAGATGGAGAACCGCAACCCGCTGCCCGACGGCCGCGGCGAGGTGTACCTGGTCCCGCTCAACATGGTCCCCGCGCAGAGCCCGAAGGAGATCGAGGCGGCCAAGAAGGCGCCCACCCCGGCACCGGCGCCGGAACCTCCCGCCCCGGCCCCCGACCCCGACGACCCGGACGAGCCGCGCCGGCTACGTCTGTGGGGCCGTGGTGTGGAGGTGCGCCAGCAGATCGCCGACCGGTACGCCGCGCTGATCGAGGCCGCCGACGTGAAGCTGGCCGACCTAGAGCAGGAACGCGTCACCGAGCTGGTCGAGAAGCACCTCACCGGCGCGGTCACCTCCAAGACCCGGTTCCTGGCCGCGCTGGAGGAGCTCTACCGGGGCGCCATCCTGGAGCGCACGACCGAGGCGTGGATGCCGCTGTTCGGGGAGTTCGCGGCCGCGATCTCCGAAGACGCCGCCGCCGACGTCGCCCACGACGCCGCGGTGGACCTGCAGCAGTGGGTGGCCCAGTACGTCGCCTCGCACGCCGCGTACCGGATCGCCTCCGAGCTCGGCCAGCTGACCGCCCAGCTGGACGCCGACTCCCCTGCCGCCGCCGTGCTCGCCCGGCTGGCCAAGTGGGTCACCGAGCGGCCCGGCCGCATCGCCGCGTGGCAGCGCGTCCAGCTGGCCAACGGCTCGGCGCGCGAGACGTGGAAGGCCGCCGGCGTGCGCGCGGTGCGCTGGGTGACCTTCGGCACGGACGACTGCGGCTACTGCGGCCCCCTCGATGGCACCACCGTGCCCATCGACGATCCGTTCGTACCGGCCGGGTCCGAGCTGGACGGCCCGGACGGTCAGAAGCTCTCGCCCCCGCGAGCGATCCACCACCCGCCTCTCCACCCCGGCTGCGACTGCCAGCTGGTGCCCGCCTGAGGAGTGATCATGAAGACTGTGCACCTCCGGGGCTTCGCCGACCTGGCGCGCGCGACCGGCGAGGGCCCTATCCCGTTCGTGGCCGCCACTGCCGGCCAGAAAGCCGACGGGCTGAACCTGCAGATGTCCGGCGTCGACCTCGACCGGTACATCGCCAATCCCGTGGTGATGTACGACCACGAGTACTGGGGACGCGACGCCCTGCCGATCGGCCGGGCCGAGAACGTCCGGACCGACGGCGACGCGCTGCGGACCGAGCTCGTCTTCGACCTGGAGGACGAGTTCGCGCGAACCGTCGACCGGAAGATCCGCGGCCGGTTCCTGAACGCCGTCTCCATCGGGTTCGGCGTCAACAACATCGACGACGCTGGGGTGCCCGAGCGCTGGGAGCTCTACGAGATCTCGGTGGTGCCGCTCCCGATGGACCCCAACGCCATCGCCGACCCTGACCGGGCGGGCGTGGCCGCGCTGGCCCGGGCGCTCGGCCCCGCAGGGCTCGGCGCGCTCTCCGGCCCGGTCGACCCGGCCGCCGTACGCAACGCGATCACCGCGCTGGAGCAGCTGCTCACCCCCACGACCGTCGCGCCTGGCGCGGCGGCCATCGACCGGGCGCGACGTCTGCGCCTGGCCGAGGCCTCGCTGAAGGTCTGACCTAACCAACTTCCGCCACAGGGCCCGCCGGGTCCTGCGTTGGCGGCTGCCCGCATCACGAAGAGGGAGGAGAGGCGTGGACATCAACGCCTTGAAGCAGAAGCGCGGCGCGCTGGTCAACGAAGCTCGCGCGCTCATGGAGGAAGTCGAGACGGCTCAGCGCTCCATGACGGGCGAAGAGGAGACCAAGTTCGACAAGCTCATGGCCGATGCGGACGGCCTGGAGCGCACGATCACCCGCGAGGAGGGCCTCCGCGAGCAGGAAAGGCGGATCGCCGGCGCCAACCCGCCCAAGCCCGACCCGCAGCTGGGCCAGGGCACCGAGCAGGAGCGCCAGGCGGCTGCGTTCGGCGCGTTCCTGCGCGGCGGCCGTGCGAGCTTGACCCCCGACATGGCCCGCGCCCTGAACATGGGCAACGACCCGCAGGGCGGCTACCTGGTCGCCCCGCAGCAGTGGGTGGCCGACCTGATCCAGGGTCTGGACGACGACCTGCCGTTCCGCGAGCTGGCCACGGTCATGCAGCTCACCACGGGCGAGAGCCTGGGCGTCCCCACGCTGGACCAGGACCTGACCGACGCCGAGTGGACCACCGAGCTGGCCACCGGCAGCGACGACGACTCGATCCGCCTCGGTGGCCGCGAGCTGTCGCCCAACCCGATCGCCAAGCGCGTCAAGATCTCCGACACGCTGCTGCGGAAGGCGGCCATCAACCCCGAGACCCTCGTCCGGGAGCGCCTGCGCTACAAGTTCGCGTTGACCATGGAGAAGGCCTACATGACGGGCAACGGCAACAAGAAGCCGCTCGGCCTGTTCACCGCCAGCTCCCAAGGCATCTCGACCAACCGCGACGTCACGGTGGGCGACATCTCGGCCGACCAGTGGGACATCTCGCCCGAGGGCCTGATCGACGCCAAGTACACCCTCAAGGCCGGCTACCACACGCGCGCCCGGTGGCTGTTCCACCGCAACACCATCGCCCGGATCCGCAAGATCCGCACCGACGACGGCGCCGGCCCCGGCACCGGCCAGTTCATCTGGCAGCCGGGCCTGGTGAACGACCGGCCGCCGACCATCCTCGAAGTGCCCTACGTCCTGTCGGAGTGGGTGCCCAGCACCTACACCGACGGCTCCTACGTCGGCATGATCGGCGACTTCTCCTACTACTGGATCGTCGACGCCCTGGACATGACGGTCAAACGCCTGGTCGAGCTCTACGCCGAGCAGAACCTCATCGGCTTCATCGGCCGCCTGGAGGGCGACGGGATGCCGATCTACGAGGAGCCGTTCGTCCGCCTCAAGATCGTCGCCTAACCCCAGAAGGGACTCTCGCTCATGTCGATGCGCGACCTGAGAAACAACATCGCGGCCGTCGTCAGCCTGCCGCCCGCCAACCGTTCCGACCCCTCGCTGCCCATCAACGGGACCGGCGTCGACCTCTCCGGCTACAACGGCGCGCTGGTCCTCATCAACGTCGGCACCATCGGCGGCTCGGCCAGCCCGAGCCAGACCTTCGAGGTGCAGGACTCCGACGACAACGCCACGTTCACGGCCGTCGCCGACGCCTTCCTGGACGGGGCCGAGCCCGTCGTCGCGGCCGCGAACGACGAGCAGCTGCACGTGATCGGCTACTTGGGCATCAAGCGGTACATCCGCGTGGCCATCACCGCCAAGGTCGGCACCACGCCCGCCCTTATCGCCGACGCGATCGTGCTGCGCAACGGCAGCCGCAAGCGGCCCGTCACCTAACCGTGCCTGACCGGGCGCCCAATCAACCCGCGGCCGGGGCTTCCCCGTACCCGGCCGCGGGCCACCATCCCGAAAGACGAATGGAGCAGGCCCATGTGGGTGGAGATGATCGTGCAGCACGCCGACGCCGAGCGCAGCATCGCGCCGGGCGAGCGCGCCCAGTTCCCGAACGACACCGCCGAGAAGCTGATCCGCGACGGCGCCGCAAGAGCCGTCGACGGCCCGCGCGACGGGATCCGAACCCGGCCCGTCGACGAGCCGGCGCGCCCCGTCCGCCCTCGTAAGACCGTCCCGAAGAAGACGACCGGCGAGACCGGCGAGACCGGCGGGGCCAACCCGCAGCAGTCGCCGACTCCGGAGAAGAAGCCGGAGTAGCTGGTGCCGTCGTACGCCTCCGTCGACGAGCTCGCGACCGCGCTCGGCCGCGAGCCCGTCACCGGGTTCACCGACGCCGAGCGCGAGCGCGCCGAGCTGCTGCTCAACCTCGCCACCGGCGAGATCGACCGCGAGCTCGGCCAGCACCTGGCCCTCACCACCGAGACGTTCACCCTCGACGGGCCCGGCGGCGTGCGCCTGCTGCTGCCGCGCTGGCCGGTCACCGAGGTGACGGCGGTGACCGTGCTGGACCAGGACGACGCGGCGACCGACCTGTCCTACCCGGCCGACTACCGGTGGAGCACCGCCGGGATCATGACCCTCCGGCGCGGCTGCTGGCCCCGCTGGGAGCAGTCGATCATCATCACCCTCTCCGCCGGGTACGACCCGATCCCGGACGGCGCCCGCGCCCCGTGCCTGCGCATGGCCGTCAGCGCGTGGGACAACTTCTCCGGCAAGGTCAGCGAGCGGCTCGGCGACTGGCAGGCCGCCTGGAAGGTCGCCGGGATCGCGCTGACCACCCAGGAGATCAACGCCATCTCGACCTACCGGGCGCGTACGTGATCGGCCACCTGCTCACCACCACGGCGGCCCGCTCCCGCCTCGACACCACGGCCGACGGCGGGGGCGGCACCTCCTCGGAGTGGGTCGACCTGGACCCGCTGCCGTGCAAGCGCGACCAGCCCGTCGCGATCGAGCGCGAGCAGGCCGGCGCCGACGGCGCCGACTTGAAGCACCCCGTCTACTTCGAACCCGGTGACGACGTACGCCGCGGCGATCGCCTCGACGTCGACGGCCTGGCCCTGGTGGTCACGTTCGTCTACCGGCCCTCCAAGCCGGTCTACCTACGGGCCGACTGCCGCGAACGGCAGGGAGAGGAACCGCTGTGATGGACGTCAAGGTCGACGGCCGCGCGCTCCGCCGGCAGGTCTACCGCATGTTCAACGACATCGACGGGGCCGGTGCCGAGGTCGCCCAGGAGTGGGCCAACGTCGTCCAGGCCTACGCGCAAGAGCTGGCGCCGGTCGACACCGGGTTCCTGCGCGACCACATCGGCCAGAAGGTCTCCCGCACGGCGATGGCCGCGCAGGTCGGTGTGTTCGACAAGCGGGGCTTCTACGGCGTCTTCCCCGAGAAGGGCACCGAATCGATCACGGCCGAGCCGTACATCGAGCCGGCGGCCGAGCTCGGCGACGCCCAGATCGAGGAGATCACCCGCCGGGCCATCGACAGGTGGCTGCCCGAGTGAGCGCGCTCTGGCCGGTCCAACAGGCGATCTTCAGCCACGTCAACCCGACCGTGCAGGCCGCGACCACCGAGCCGCTGGCAGAGGTGACCGGTCTGTACGACGAGCCGCCCGAGCGGGCCGAGGTGCCCTACCTCGCGTTCGGCGAGCTGACCGAGAAGGCGATGGGCACGCACGGTTCCCAGGAGTACGAGGTCATCGTCACGATCAACGCCTGGTCGGGCTACAAGGGCAACCGCCAGGCCAGCCTCATGATCGCCGCCGTCGTCGACCTGCTGCACCGGCAGCGCTTCCCCATCGAGGGCTGGGAGCTGGTCAGCATCGCGCACCTGGCCGACGGCGTGCGCAAGACCAGCGGCAACCAGACCCCCAACATCCGCCAGGCCCAGGCACGCTTCCGCGTCTGGGTCACCCGGCCCGTAGGGCCCTGACCCCAGGAGGTGAGCCGATGTCCGCAGTAGACGGGTTCGGCTGCCAGTTCCTTCGGAGCGACGGCGAGTCGCCCGCCACTTACACCGCGACCGCCGGCGTCACGTCGGTCGGCGGCCCGGAGATCGAGCGCGAGAACTACGAGACCACCGCCCACGACTCGGCCGAGAAGTGGCGCACGTTCCTCGGCGGCCTGAAGGACGGCGGTGAGGTGTCGCTGGAGCTGCGGTACGACCCGCGCGACCACGACACCCTCATTGAGGACTTCGAGGACGACGAGCCGCGCGACTACCGGCTGATCTGGCCGGAGATCACCGGCGCCCAGTGGGACTTCCAAGCCATCCTCACCGGCTTCTCGCCCGAGGGCCCCTTCGACGACCTGCTCTCGGCCGAGGTCACCTTCAAGGTGTCCGGCAAGCCGGTCATCTCCTAACCCGAACGGAGCACGATGAGCCTGAGAACCAAGCTCACCCTGTCGCTGATCACCCGGCTGACCGGACAGGCCGACCTGTCCGACCCCGAGGCCCTCACCGACCTGCGCCACGTCGTGGCCCTGGCACCCGGCACGGGCGCCGGCGCGGCCGACCGCGTGTTCACCGACACGCGCACCCTGGCCGCCTCCGGGTCGGAGAGCCTCGACCTGTCCGGTTCGCTGGAGGACGTACTCGGCGGCCCGGCCGTGTTCGCCCGGGTCAAGATGCTCGCGATCCGCGCGCACGCCGACAACGTCAACAACGTCGTGATCGGCGGCGTGGCTTCCAACGGCTGGATCACGCCGTTCGGTGACGCCACCGACAAGATCGTCCTTCGCCCCGCCGCCGGCCTGGCGCTGTGGGCGGGCGAGGAAGACGCCACCGCCTACGCCGTGACCGCCGGGACCGGCGACCTGCTGCAGGTCGCCAACTCCGGCTCCGGTACAGCGGTCGCGTACGACATCTACATCATCGGAGCGAGCGCGTGAACCCTCTCTACCCCGAGCAGCCGGGCCCCGGGTACAGCACCGGTGACGTCATCTCGCCGCCGCTGCCGGCCGGGCCACCGGTGCTGCTCACCGCCGACGAGATCATCGCGGTTGCCGACCGGACCTTCGAGTACGTCGCCGTTCCGGAATGGGGCGGAACCGTCAAGGTGCGCAGCCTGACCGGCACCGAGCGGGACCGCTTCGAGCAGTCCCTCATCGGCAAGAACAACCAGGTCCGCAATGAGAACTTCCGCGCCAAGCTCGCCCAGCTCACCATCGTCAACGAGGCTGGCCAGCTGCTGTTCAGCAAGGAACAGATCGCCGCGCTGGGGCGCAAGAATGCGGCGGCCCTGGGCCGTGTGGCCGACGTGGCGACCAAGCTGAGTGGGCTCGCCGAGGACGACGTGGAGAAGCTTGAGGGGGAATAAGGGCCCGCCCTGAGCGGGCCTTCTACTTCCGCCTGGCCAGCCACCTCGGGAAGACGGTCGGTCAGCTGCTGCGGGAGATCAGCAGTCGTGAGCTGACCGAGTGGATGATCTACGAGCAGATGGCGGGCCCGCTCGGGTCCGCACGCGGCGACTACCAGTCAGCCCAGGTCACCGCCGCGATCCTCAACGTCAACCGCAAGCGCGGCAAGCGCGCCCTCACGGTCGCCGACCTGGTGTTCCGCTGGGACCGCCGCGAGCCCATGAGCCCGCAAGAGCTGTACGAGCGGATCAAGCAGATCAACACCCAGCTGGGCGGCACCGACGCCCGGACCACGCCAGAACCGGAGACGGACTGACGGCAGGGATGGGGGTGACCAGTGGCCACCCTCAAGACCCTGATGATCAAGCTTGGCCTGAATACCAAGCACTTCAAGTCCGGCGTCAGCAGGACCCTGGCCGGGCTGGAGTCGATCGCCGCGCGGGCCGAGCGGCTCAACGGCATCGCCAAGGCCGGCGGCATGGCCGTCATGGCCAGTGGCGCGCTGCAGCTGGCCGGCGCGCTTGCTCCCGCTGCGGGGGCGCTACTCGCCTTACCAGCGGCGATGGCCGCTGTGAAGGTGGCCAGCCTGACCCTCAAGGTCGGTTTGACCGGCGTCGGCGACGCCATGTCGGCGGTCGCCGAGGGCGACGCGGCCAAGCTCGACAAGGCCCTCAAGGGGCTTTCTCCCAACGCTGCGGGTTTCGTCAAGGAGTTCGCCGGCCTCAAGAAGAAGGCCTGGGACCCCCTGCAGAAGGCCGTACAGGAGAAGCTCTTCGAGCGGCTGACCGGCCCGCTGAAGGCGGCCGCGGCCAACGTCCTGCCCACCGCCCGCAAGGGCATGGTCGGGGTAGCGAAGGAGATCAACGGTCTCGGCCGCGAGGGCCTGCGGGTCGCGGCGACGCCCTTCTTCAAGGGCCAGCTGGCGAAGGTCTTCTCCGGCACCTCAGGCGTGGTCAAGACCCTGAAGGGCGGGGTCGCCCCGCTCATCACGATCTTGCTGCGGCTGGTCAACCTCGGCATGCCGTTGGCCCAGCGGTTCGCCGCCTGGGTCGTCAACGGCGCCAAGGCCGCGGCCGCGTTCCTGAAGACCAAGGAGGGCGCGGCCAAGCTGACCGACTGGGCCGAGCGTGGCGCCTCGGCCCTGGGCAGCCTCGGCCGGATCGCCGTCAACATCGGCGCGTTCATAGGCGGGCTCTTCAAGGGCGCCAACAGCGATGGCGGCAACCTGCTCACCACCATCGAGCAGCTCACCGCCCGCATGGCCGCCTGGTCCCAATCGGCGGGCGGCCAGCAGCAGCTCGCCACAGTCTTCGGGCTGATCAGCCAGACCGCGAGCAACCTGCTGCCCATCCTGGGGCTGCTCGTCGGGCCACTCGGCGCGATCGCCGGCCTGATCATGTCCCTGCCGCCCGGCGCGCAGGGCGTGGTCACCCAGTTCCTGGCGTTCGCCATGGTGGCCGGGACCGTAGGGACCAAGCTCCTCCCCCTGATCAAGGGGGTCGGCCTCCTCTACGGCGGGCTGGTCAAACTCGGGCCCAAGCTCGTCACCGGCGGGGCGGCCATGGGCCGATTCGCGGTGACCGCCGCCACCACCGCGGCGAGCTTCCTGGCCAGCGCAGCCCGGATGGTCGCCTCGATGGCCGCCACCGCCGCGCGGGTCGTGGCCGGCTGGGTGCTGATGGGCGCCCAGGCCCTGGCCCAGGCCGCCCGGGTGGCGCTCGCCTGGCTGATCGCCATGGGCCCGATCGGCATCATCATCGCCGCGGTGATCGCCGTCGTGGCGCTGATCGTCGCCAACTGGGACAAGATCAAAGAGGTCATCGGCAAGGTCTGGGAGTGGATCAAGGACAAGACCGGCGCGGCCTGGGCCTGGCTGAAGTCCAAGATCGAATCCGGGGTCAAGGCGGTCGTGTCCGCGATCGACTGGCTGAAGGCGCTCCCGGGCAAGGTAGGCGCCTGGTTCTCCCAGCTCGCCCAAGCCGCGATCAAGAAGGCCGGAGAGGTCGTCGACTGGCTCAAGGGCATGCCAGGCCGGATCCTGTCCTCCCTGGGCAACCTCGGGAAACTCCTGGTCAACGCCGGTCGCGACCTGCTGACCGGACTCTGGAACGGGATTCAAGCCCTCGCCGGCTGGCTCAAGGACAAGATCCTCGGCTTCTTCTCGTCGATCATGCCCGGCTGGGTCAAAGACGCCCTGGGCATCGCCAGCCCGTCGAAGGTCATGGCCGTCATCGGCAAGATGGTCTCCTACGGCGTCGCGAAGGGCATGGACGACGGGCTCGCCAAGATCAAGGAGAGCTCGAAGAAGCTCACCGACATGGTCAAGAAGACCTTCGAGGGCAAGGTCGAAGACCGTCTGGTCGCCACCATCGCCAAGGGCACCAGCGAACTGCGCGACCTGGTCGGCGAGCGGAACCGCCTGCTGGAGGTCATGAAGTCCGCCCAGGAAAAGGCGAACGAGGTAGCGTCCGCGGCCCGTGACTTCGCCAGCGTGACCAACCTCGGCGAGGGGGTCACCAACGCGAGCCAGGTCCAGAGCGGCCTACAGCAGAAGCTCAGCCAGCTGCGCCAGTTCGGGACCGCGATCAAGAAGCTGGCCAAGCGCGGCCTGAACAAATCGTTGCTCGGGCAGATCATCGGGGCCGGACCGGAGCAGGGCCTGCCCCTGGCCAAGATGTTCCTGGACGCCGACGCCACCACCTTCGGCGCCATCAACTCCGCCCAGTCCGGGATCGACAAGGCCGCCAAGAACGTCGGCAACGCCGCCGCCTCGGCCCTGTTCGATGCCGGGAAACAGAGCGGCAAGGGCTTCCTGTCCGGCATCAAATCCCAGATCAAGACCCTTGAGTCCCAGATGGTCGCGATCGGCAAGAGCATGGCCGAGGCGATCAAGAAAGCCCTCAAGATCAAGAGCCCGTCGCGGGTCATGGCCGGCATCGGTGGCAACACCATGCTGGGCATGCTGCGCGGTCTGCTCGCCCGCCGGGCCCGCCTGCTGAAGGCCGCCTCGGCGATCGCCACCAAGCTCGGCGAGGAGCTCACCCCGCCGCCGCCCCGGTTCGGCGGCGCGCCCGGAGGCGACGGCCCCGGCCTGGTCCCTGCGGGTCCCGGAAGGACGGTCAACCTGAACGTCACCAACCACTACCCCGTCGCCGAGCCGACGTCCAAGACGACGAACCGGTCGCTGCAGTTCGTCGGCGCGCTCGGGCTCGCATGAGCACCTACACCGTCGACGGCCTGGCCCTCGATCACCCGCTCGGCTTGTGGTACCTGGAGAAGGGCACTGGCCGCCGCGCCATCCCGGCCCGCCGCGGGATCAACGTCGCGCTGGCCGGTCGCGCCGGTGAGCTGCCCATGCCGCGCGAGGACCTGGAGCCCACGGTGCTGCCGTTCACGTTCAACGTGCGCGGCCGCCGCCCGGACGGCCGTCCGGGCACCGAGGCCGATCTTGAGCGGAACATGGAGGCGCTCATCGCGCTGCTCATGCCACCCCACCGCCTGGTCGACCTGCGCCACCACATCGGCGAGGGCATGATCCGCCAGGCCGACGCGAAGTTCAACGCCGGGTCCGAACCTGAACTGCTCGCCGGCGCGAACGCCATCCGGCTGACCATGGCCGCTCGGATCCCCGGAGTCTTCTGGCGCGACGTCGCCGCGGCTACGTGGTCCGGTGGGCGGCTCGACGGCTGGTCGTACGTGGCCACCCCGTTGTCGGGCTGCTCGGGGGAGATCACCGACGCGCTGATCCGGGTGACCGGCCCGGCCGGCGACGACATCGTGGTCAACGATCTGGCCTCCGGCGGGAGCGTCGTCGCCGACGTCGACCTGTCGGGCGGCGAGCGGCTGCTGATCGACTGCGGGCGCATGCGCGCGGCCGTCGTCGACACCGACACGTGGGACCTGGCCGACGGCCAGGACGTCACCGGGCTGATCGACTCGACCGGCCCCGGCTCGGCCTACCGGTGGCTGCACCTCACGCCCAGCATCTACGGACATGACGCGCACTCGCGTCTCATCCAGGTCGGGGGCACAGCACCGGGGACCAGTGGCGCGACCAGGCTGGCCATCCGGGCTCGAAGGGCGTACCTGTGACCTTCGATCTGCGGCTGGTCGCTTATCACCCCAACGGGGCGCGGCGCGGCCTGCTCGCCTCGCCGTTGACCTTCGAGGCCGGGATGCCCCTGGGCGACGTGCCCGGCCTGACCGTCGGGTACAGCACCGAGGCGCCCGGGTACGAGCACCTGGCCACCGTCGGCGAGATCGCCGTGGAGTACCGCGCCCTGGTGACCGGCGGGGAGTGGGTGGAGCCGCCCGACGCCCGGTTCATGCGCATCGGCCGCGGTGGCGACGACGTCGACGTCACCGGTTCGCGGGAGTACTCCTGCCCCGGGTACATCTGGCAGGCCAAGAAGTGCGTGCTGTACCCGCCGGACGACCTCGGTACCTTGGTCGACGGCAAGCGTCCCTTCCTGGGCGTCAGCCCCGGCGCGATCCTGCGGACCTTCCTGCAGGAGGGCCAGGGCCGCGGCACCATCCCCGGCCTGGACCACGACTTCACCACGACGCACGACTCGGCCGGCAACGCCTGGTCCCACGTGATGACGGTCTACATGGAGATCGGCGTCGACCTGCTGACCGTGCTGATCAACCTGTCCGAGCAAGGGTTGATCGACTTCAGGACCCAGGGCCGGACCCTGCAGGTCTACAACGGCGACACCACCCTCGGCCGAGACCTGGCCAGCGGACCCGACCCGGTCGACCTGCGGTTCGGGCGGGACGTGACCGAGGCCCCGGTCGAAGGCACCTACGAGGAGGCCGCCTCGGCGATCCTCATTCAGGGCGAGGGCTCGCTCCGGGTCGAGGTCGAGAACCCCGGCGCCGACACACCGTGGGGACGGTGGGAGCAGTATCAGGGCCAGGGCGGGGTGACGGATGAGGGCACCGCCCAGTTGCTGGCCGAAGAGGCGCTGGCCCGTGCGGGCCGCGAGCGGGTCCAGCTGACGCGCGGGATCACGGTCGAGGTGGCCGAGTGGCTGCCCTTGATCGACTACCGGCCCGGTGACCACATCCTGGCGCCCGGCGACGGCGGTGTCATGGAGTCGCTGCGGGTCCGGCAGATCACTCTCACCAAGGACGAGGCCGGTGTCGTCGGCGGCAACTTGGTGCTCAACGATCGGTTCCTGGAGAGGGACATCAAGCTCGCCCGCCGGTCGGCCGGGATCCTGGGCGGGTCGGCCGCCGACGGCGGGACCGGAGTGGAGCCCGCGCCAGAGAGCCCGCCCGGGCGGGTGCCGGCAGCGCCCGAGGGACTGATCGTCGACCCGCTGGCCTACGTCGATCAGTACGGGTTCGCGCGCGGGCAGATCACCGCCGCGTGGGGCCTGGTGACCGAGGACGTCTCGTCGGTGGCCATCGACGTCGACACCTACGAGCTGCACGCCCGGATCAACGACGTCGACGAGCCGTGGCAGCAGATCACCTCGACCGACGGCGGGGACAACACCGCCACCTACAGCCCGCTGAGCGTCGGCTTCACCTACGCCTTCAAGGTCCGGGCGGTCAGTGAGGGCACCAAGGGCGTGTTCTCCGACACCCTGGCCGTGCTCATCCCGAACGACGTCACGCCGCCGCCCGTCCCGACCACGCCGACGCTGTCGACCCGGCTCGGCATCATCTACGTCACCTGGGACGGCCAGGGACTGAACCCCGCGCCCGGGCCGATGCCGGTCGACTTCGACCACGCCAAGATCTTCATGACCGACGGCGTCGACCCGGCCATCGAGATCGGGGCCTTCCGCATCGGCGGCTCCTACGTCGTGGCGGGCCAGCCCTACGGCGAGGACCGCACGTTCCACCTGACGGCCGTCGACCGCGCCGGCAACGAGTCCGACCCCAGCGACGAGGCGACGATCGCCACCGTCCCCCTGGTCGACACGGACCTGATCGGCCAGGTCGTCAGCGGCGCGAACATCGTCGACGGCAGCCTGGTGGCGGCCGAGAAGATCGTGGCCGAGTCGATCACCGCGCTGCTGATCGCGGCCGAGGCGATCGAGGCCGGCCACCTGTCGGCCAACAGTGTGACCGCCGACGCCATCGAGGCCGGCGCGGTGACCGCCGCGGCGATCGCCGCCACCGCGATCGACGGCAAGACCATCACCGGCGCTTGGATCAGGACGGCCGCCAGCGGCCAGCGGATCGAGCTCGCGCCCCCCGGCGCCGCCTACCCGGAGATGCGTTTCTACCCGAACAGCGGCGCCAACTACACCCGGCAGAGGACCCGGGGTGACGGCTTCACCGGCGAGGCCATGTGGGAGATCACCTCAGGCACCAACGCCGGCGTCACGGCCGCGAGCCAGACGACGATCGCCGCCGGGTACATGCAGATGCAGGTCCGCAACGCCGCCCTGAACGCGGCTAACGGCGGGCTGATGGAGCTCACCGAGGACTACGCCAGGTACGGGTTCTTCCACGACGCGAGCGACGAGCAGTACTTCTGGTTCGACCGCTCCGGCAGGACCAGGCACGTCGGCCGATGGTGGGACTACGCCGACCTCGGGCCGACCGCCGGGATCCTCGCGGGCAGCGACACCGTCAGCTCTGGCCTGTCCGGGGCCAACTACACCTACGGCTCCACCATGACCGGGAACATGGGCCCCGTGGTGACCGTGAGGGACGGCGCCGTGACCGCGAACTTCTACTGGTGCCTGGTCGGCAGCAACCAATCCGGGTTCGTAGTCGAGTGGTCGATCGGTGGCGGTGTCTACTCCGGCAAAGCCGTCTACTGGTGGGTTCACCGGCACTAACGATGGGAGGAATCTTGCAGACGTGGACCATCTGGGACGCCGAGCTCTCGCACAGCCCAGCCAGCATCAAGGTGCCGGCAGCCGCGGCCGAAACCGGCGGCCCGCCCGCCGAACCTGTGCACGTCGGCGACGGCGGCAACCCCATGTGGGGCGTCTACCAGGTTCGGCCTGACGGCCGGAACTGGATACACGTCTTCCCGCACTCGACGCTGGAATGGCGATGCGCCGAGTACGGAATTGATCATGAGGACACCGCCACGCTGCTGGACGTCATCCTGCATGAGCCGTTCATTCCGGACCCCAACGACCCGCTGGTGTGGGCAGACCCTACGGCCGAAGAGGTCCTCAAGGTCATTCACGGCCTTCCCACGGTGGCCACCCCGCGCGTCTCCGACACCGACCGGCTGCAGGCCCACCTGGCCAGGGTCGCCGCCGTGAAGGAGCACCGGGTCCGGCTGGCCCCGGCCCGGCGCGCCGACCGCCAGGCCGCGCTCGTCTACATCGGCTCCGAACGGCGCGCCCCCACCGACCCGCTCGACCCGATCCGCACCCTGACCCGGCTTGACCCGGTCCGTGTCGCCGGCCGCCGGATGGCGGTGGAGTGGCAGCGCGCCCAGATGGCCGGACCCGTGCGACCGACGTTCGACCTCAAGCCCCCAGGTTCCTTCCCCGGGATGCTCGGCTTCGCGACCCCGCCGGGAGCGTAGTGGACTGGCTCGCATCGATCCCCTGGGGTGGCTCGCTCGTCGCCCTCGGCGTCGGGCTCGTCGTCGGGACGCTAGGCCTGGTGATCCGCGGGCAGCTGATCCCCAAGTCGCGTCACGACGAGCTCGTCGCTGCCGCGAACAAACGAGGCGACGATCTGGTCGCGGTCGCCAAACAGCGGGGAGATGAGAAGGCCCAGGAGGCGTCCGAGTTCCGGGCCGCGTGGATGGCGGCCGAGGCGGCGCGCCGCGAGCAGGGAAACCAGGTGTCGACGTTGCTTGAGTACGCACGAGTAACGGATGGCGTGATGCGGGCCCTGTACGGCCGCGCCCTGGGCGAGTCGCCGGCCGACCCCCGCGAGGAGAGTGGCCCATGATGTGGCGTAGACGCAGGCGCGACCCGGATCCCGAGCCCGCCGACTGCGCGGCTCCCACCCTCCCCGAGACCAGCGGCATGCAGGAGGCTCGGCACGCCCGCGAGGTCTCCGAGGCTGGCCTCGACGAGGTCCGCGAGCGGTGGCGCGACGTTACCGAGATGGGCGCACGAATGCGCGAGTACACCCGCCGCAACGGCATCTCCAGGTTGTTCGACGAGGCGCTGGGAGGTGTCCATGATCGAGACCGCCGGTAGCGTGATGATCGTCGTCGTTGCCGTCCTGGCCAACGCGTGCACGCTGGTCTACGGGCTCGGCTTCCGCTGGTGGACCAGCGGCTACGGCCGGCACCTGCTCGCCTACATGGCCACCGTCGCCGTGATCATCGACGTGTGGATGGCCCGCCTCCTGATCGGCGAGTGGTCCTGGTGGCCCTACCTCCGGCTAGCCACCTTCGCCCTGCTGCCCGTCGTGCTCGGATGGCTGCTGGCCATCATCCTGCGAGCCCTGCCGCGCGAGCTGCGCGAGCGCCGCGCTGAGCGCGCCCACCGTCCCCGGCCGTAGACCTCGGCCGGCCCCCACTCCTGAACGGAGGGCTGCCGCATGCCCTGGCTCACCCAGCTCGCCGACGTCGCGAGGCGCACCGGCTTCGAGGTGGTAGAGGAACCCGGATGGCGTACTCGTGGCCACGGCGAGATGTACCCAATCCAGGGCGTGGTGTGTCACCACACCGCGGGCTGGAATGACCTGCACGTGGTGCGGGACGGCCGCCCCGGCCTGGACGGCCCGCTCTCACAGTTCTGGCTCAGCCGCCGCGCGAAGATCCACGTCGTGGCGGCGGGCAAGTCCTGGCAGAACGCGCCATCGACCTCACGCCACCACCAGAACAGCAACAGCATCGGCATCGAGGCCGAGAACGACGGCAAGACGCCCTGGCCCGCCGACCAGCTGCGCGCCTTCAAGGCCCTGTCGGCCGAGCTGTGCAACGAGTTCGGACTGACCGCTTCCCGCGTGTGCGGCCACAAGGAAGTCAACACCAGCAAGGTCGACCCCCACTCGCTCAACATGCACCAGTTCCGGGTCGACGTGGCCCACCTGATGACGAACCCGGCGAACGGAGTAGACGACATGCCCCCACCGAAAGACCTGTGGCAGTACGAGCTGAAGGTCCCCTACGGCGACCAGGAAAACCCCACCTGGCAGGCCGGCAACATCCTCGCCAACCACGGCACGTGGCTGAGGAAGATCTCCGGCCAGCTCGACGCGGCCCGCATCCGCGAGGAGTCCCAGACCGCCGTCATCCGCGAGCTGGCCACTGCGCTCGGCAACGCCGGCGGCGTCGACGTCGACGCGTTCCTGGCCCGGATCGAGCAGGCCCTCGACCGGGTCACGGTCCAGGTCTCCATCTCACCCGAGCCCGAGGAGTAACCCGGTGAAACGATCCCTGGCGATCGCGGCCGCCGCCGCGATGTTCCTGTCCACCCTGGTCCCGGTCGGCGCCGCGCTGGCCAGCCAGACCCACGCAGTACCGCCGCCGCCCGTGACGGTGCTCGGCGTGTGCATCGACCTCGGCACTGGCGACTGGCGCCAGCTGGAGCGCCGGAAACTCAGCCGCTCCCAGCATGGCGCCTGCCTGGACGACGAGACCAAGGTTCTGGTCCCCACCCAGCTCGGCCGGGCGGTGGAGAAGCTCGTCGAGCGTTTCCCCGGCCAGACCAAGACCTGCACTCTGGCGACGCGCACCGCCAAGACCGCGACGTACGACTGCGTCTGGTCGACGCCCAGCCCGTCGCCGTCCCCCTCGCCCGCGTCCTGATCGCGGCCTCACCTGTCCGGCGGCCTCTCCGTGGCATCGCCCCAATCCATGGCCGACCGGTTGCCCCCTCTCCTCGAAAGATCATGAGGTGATCTCATGTTGGCCGACTTCATCAAGCGCCAGCCTCTGCTGGCCCGACTCATCGTGGCCATCGCGGTGGTCGCGATCGTCCGCGTGCTGAACCTGCTCGGCTGGGTGCCCGCCGACTGGGTGGTGGACGAGCAGGACGTCCAGGACTGGCTGACCTACGTGGCCGGTATCTGGGCGTTCTGGTCCGCCCGCCGCAAGGTGACCCCGGTGGCCGCGCCCAAGGACGACGGCGGCCGCCGCCTCGTTCCGGAAGTCTTCGGGACGCCTCTGCGGTAGGCCGCTGCGACGCACGAACGCCCGCCCCTCCTCCGGGAGGGGCGGGCGTTTTCGTTGTGGGTCAGGCCCGGCGGCGGAAGAGCGGGTACGCCTCCGGCCGGCCCTTCGGGTCGGTCGACACGCTCCAGAACTGCATCTGCCAGCCGACGCTCTCGATCATCTCGATCATCTCGGCCCAGCCGGCGATCGAGCCGCTGAGGTTGTGCTGCGTCATTGGGGTGTTGAGACGCGGGGCGAAGGTGTAACGACCTTCCTTCAGAGCGCGCTCGGCCTCCTCGCGGAGCTGAGCGGCCTTTGCGTCCTTGATCCAGCCCATGGGCACCTCGTGGTCAGGGGGATGGGAGTGACATGTGGGACGTTCCAAACCGACCCAGAGTTCACCCGGCTACCAGGAAATTGGAACCCCAGCTACGAGGTATGCCCGGGTACAGCGCGTACCCGGGCGTCTGTCCAGCTCAGGCCGCGACGTCGGCGAGCACAGCTTGGACGCGGGCCGCCTTGGCCTGGCCTACGCCGAGTTTGGCCTTGAGGTCGCGGATGGAGGGAACCCGCTCAGGTGCGGCCGTGGTTCGCCGGGGCATCGCCAGGCGTTTGCGTACCCGGTGCTCGGGTCCGTCGGGTACGGCGGGGCCCGGCTCGGGTACAGCGCGGGCCGCGCTCAACGCGGTGCGCAAGTTCCCGATCATGAGGTCGGCCTCGGCCGCCTCGGATTCCCGGCACGCGGCCGCCATGTCCGCCCGCCGCGCTTCCTTCCCCGCCCGCCGCGCTTCCTTCTCGGCGAGCAGCAGCGCCTCATCATGGGCGGTCTGGAGCGCGTTCATCTCGCGCACCCGGGCGGGCACGTAGGGGACGCGGGCGAGGTCGAGCAGCTGTATCAGCGCGGCTGCGGCGGCGGCTTCGACCGCGAGCAGGAGCCCGGCCGCCGTGGCGATGTGCCACCAGGTGGTCATGAGGACCACGGCGCCGGCCGCGATCGGCAGCAGCGCCAGGCCGCCGGCGACGGTCGCGACGAGGCGCGCGGACCTGCGGCGGCGGGCGGTGTCAGGGTCTAGGGTTTTCATTGGTTCCGCTCGTCTCTGTCCTGTGGAGATGGGCTGAGCTAGGCCCCGGGCGGACGTGACAGCGTCGCCGGGGCCGCTCTATTTCGGGGGCAGCGTACTGCGGTAGCGGGCCGTGGCGCGGACATAGCCTGACAAGCCATCCGCGCCACGGCCCATCCCGTCACGCCGCCGAGCGTGACGGGAGTCGGCAGGGCCAGGGTGGTCGGGTTGCTTTCGGACCCTTCGAGGAAGCTGGCCATGCCGAGTCTTGCGAGGCCGTGGTGCCGAGCTCTCCCAACCCCGACACCACGGCCCGTTGAGGCCCCGCCCGCCTGAAGGACGAGATTCCCGAGGCGGGCGGGGGGTCTAGCAGTCCGGAGCGTACGGGGGCACTTCAGCTCCGGACTGGTCAAAGGGATCAGGCCGCAACGGCCGCACCAGATGGAGCAGCGGAAGCGACACCAGCGCCCCGCGCGTCAACGCCGTCCACGTCTTCTCTCCTGGCTCGACAACATTCGGTTTCCCGAGGTCGCAGGTCACCCGGCACTGCGGGCAGATCGCGCCCAGCGTGTAGCCGGTGTCCCAGCCGCATTGCTTCCCTTTCTGGACGCAGGAGCAGCGGTAGCGGCTCGTGATGGAGGCGAGCAGGCCGGGGACGGCACGGGCCGCCTTGATGGCGGCGGCTACTTCAGCGTGCGTGGCCACCTCATGCCAAGGCCGAACGGGCGGGACGTCCTGGTCCATCGCGGCACCCTTATCTGGCCGAGCGGCGGCTCAAGACGGCGCTCACGCGCCAGCCGTCGCGCTCCAGTTCGGTGATCCGGTTGAACACCCATGCGCGGACGTCGGCCGGCCGTGGGTCGACCGGGTCGGTGCGTGGTGGTGAGTCGGAGCCCTGCCACGTCTGGGACATCGTGGTCCCGGTGACGGAGATCGTGAGGAGCTGGTCGCTCGGGCCGTACATCAGCACTTCGCCCGCGATTCCGGGAGCGCCGTCCGGCAGCTGGCCACGGTAGTCGATCTTGTACGACATCAGAGCCGCTCCCGCCCTCGCCCGATCAGGTCAGGCCTCGGAGTGGGGGTGTCCACCTTGTGCAGTTCCTCGGCCACCTCGCGCAGGGTCTCTGCCGAGATGGCGTTGTCCGCACCACGGCCCCGCCGCCGCATTGCCCACCAACGCAAGGGACCGTCACCGTTGGAGTCACGCCCTTCCCAGACGCACCACTCAGGGAAGGCCCTTTCGAGGCTGACCCGATCCCAATGGCGGCCGTCGATCTGGTCGAGTTCGGCCTGGCGCCACTCAGTGACCGTGAGCAATCGCAT